TTGATAGCGCTGTAAAGGCTGCGCTGGCAGCGAAGATATTAGCAGCGAAAGTAGCGTATAGTTGAACAAGACCACCCATGCCTCGAGCCTGTTTGGCGAAGTCCCGGCCTTCGGCGCCGGTACCGGGTCCAATGCTTCGAGTTATATTAGAAGCATCCGCGTTAGCACGCCCGGCAGAAACTTGTGCGCGAGCAGCAGCTACAGGCGTAGGTGTACGACCTGAAGAGCCTGCGGAGGCTTCATTCAAGTTCTTTCTAAGTACCTCAGACTTTTTAACTAAAGGGTCTAGCGTACCTTTGTCAGATGCAATAATATCTACTTTTACTGTTTTATCCGCCATAGACTCTCTTTCGATATAGGTATCGTTTTATTTGTAGAATACAACTACAAAATCTTGCCCCAATTATAACATTCAACCTCACCAATGTCAATGAGCAAATTTTCTGTAGACACAAAAAAGCCCACCTTATTTAGAGGCGGGCTTTTCACTAGAAGCGTTTAGTACACTTTTTCGTTTATTATCAATTTTGTTGATAATATCTAAATAAAATCTACGTTCAACTTTTTCGATATCGTAAATCTCAAATATAGTACCTATAGTACTTATATCTTTGCCTAAGTATCTACCGTTCATGGTATCTACGTCGTCTCTTAGAGTATTATAAATACTAAAAGAGTATTGGATTTCTACAGGTAGATCTTCAAATTCTATTGGAGTATTTTCTTCTAATGGTTCTTCACCAAAAGCTTCGCAAGCCTGGTAGTACATTTCTTTAGTCATTCCTACTTTGGCATTTTCAAAGTAGGAATGTAACATACTATCTATTAAGGCTTGCTGCTCTTCGTAAAATTTGACAGCTCTGTAACAGTTTCGCTAACGAACGAGTCGAAGCTCGAAGATTCTTTCATTAAGAATAGGGCGTTTTCAGAACTAAACTCTAGTTCTGCGTTAGGATCGTTTTCCCCTAACTCCACAGGAGCTAGCTGCTCTACGTATGATAGCTTAAGACCCTCCCAACCTTTAACAGCTGCTTCTACGTACAGTTTAAGAAACAACTGGTCGTCTAAATCATCTACTACTTGACGACTTTTATAAGATTGTTTTGTGGCTTTCTTACGAATATTTACTAAAGTCTCTCTTGACATAAATGAGAGATTGACCTTAAATCCGTCGAATCCTGGAAAATCTACTGTAACAGTCTTGCTGGGAGCCAGCATTGACTTTAGTGATAAACTAGCTTTCATTGTGGAAATTATCCTTTATTGTATTAATGAATCTTCTGAAAAAGAAGGGTGGTGATCAAGCCACCCCTGTTAACCTATTTAGACTGCTGCGAAGTAACGGATACGAATATCGTTAGTTCCAGCAATGTCGTAGGTGTTATCTAGAGCGTTGTGCCCTTGAGCTGTAAAGTTAATTGTGGTAGAAATAACATCAGCGGTTTCTACAGTAGGTACCTGAAGAAGAACACCAGGCATACGGACTTCTACTCTTGTAGCGTTAGCTGCTCCACCAATCTCAATCTGTGTAAAGAATTTGGTTTCCGAAGCATTGGCTGTAAGAATATCCTTAAGCAGCTGAGCAGTAGCATTCGCGCCTACTCGTAGATATGCGGTTACGTTACCACTAATCGAACGAGATCCGGTAAAGTAGCCAATAGGTTCGTTTACTACACCCAAGTTACTTGGAGTTACATAGCTAACGTTATTAGCAACTGTTAGATTACCTCCAGTTAGTGCAACCGTGTAAGCAGTACCAGCACCACCAATGTCAGCTTTAAGCTGCATTGTTGATAGTTTGTTGGTAATGTAGTTAGCTCCAACAATAGTCAGAGGAGCTGCAGCAACACCAGAAGAGATAGCGTTAGTAGTAGAAGGCGGCACAGCATCCACAGTGGCAGAACCGAAGGTGCTGGCACTCAATGTGGAATTAGGCATGTAGTTAAGCTTAGTACCTTTAACCGTCCATGCTACTGTAGCGATACCATCTAAGCTGAAGTCAATTGACGCCTGATCTACAACGCAGTTGTCAATGGCGTAGATTGCATTGTCAACTTGGAAAATAAGGCCAAACTTTTGTAGTTGGTTCTTGTTAGAGGGAGCAGAGGTTACCTGAGCATGGGCTGCAGTAGTACCTGCAACAATATTAGTAGTCCAGGCTTTGGTAAATGCTTTAGTAGTAGTGGTATTTAAAGTAAGGTTACTCTGCTCCGGAGGATTTAGATACTTGAATGTGATACTAGTAGCCGCTCCAGTTGAAGGAGTTCTGGCTGTAACCACGACTGGAGTATTAAACTGTTCTGTAAGATTAGCAGTTACGGCAGTGACGCCTTGAAGTGTATAAATACCACCAAGAGTTAGATCCGCTGAGCAAGTGCTTACTACTAGAGTACCGGTTCCCGCTGTGTATACACCAGCAGGAGTTCCACCTATACTTGTTCCTGTTTCACTAAATGCCGTACTACCAAATAGGGCGTTCCATAGGTACTGTTCTTCCGCAACTACTATACTTGCTGATACTTTAGGGCGTAGGTAGGTGGAGAAAGTAATGTCTACAGGGTCAAGTGTTACGTTGAACGCACGCTGACCACGAACAGGGGTCGAGCCAGCCTCAGAAATCTGAATGGTGGTTTGCTGAGTTGACTGTGAGAAGCTAAATCCATCTAATACCTTCAGCTCAAACGTGTCGGCTGCTGTAAAGGCTGTACCGCCGTAACGGGCTACAACACCAGTGTCAGCATTCACGTTAGTAGTGAAGAATAATCTACTATTACGTACTAAGTTAAATGACATAGTCATATCCTTATTTTATGTATCTTAGTGTCTTAACTAGACAATTATCTGTGATTAACACTGTGATACAGATTTTATCGTACTAGAGGTACGAAAACTCATTTCATAATCTGATAGCGTACTAGAAGGTTTACTTCTCCTACGCCGTACGGATTCAGCAAACCTTCGTCCGTAGTTATTGATGTTATAGATAGTTCTGATGTAGAGTGGTTGTTATCTACATCATACACGATTATGCCATTACTACTATCTATCAAGCTCTCGATATCTTCTAGTAATGATTCTAGTTCTACTAAAGGCTCTTCGCCTTTAGTATAGACTTTAATAGATACGTTTAGAAATCCCCAGGAAAAATCTGCTGGCATATATTGCCTAGCCTCTTGTCCTGCTACTACGTAAACACAGGGAAAGTCGTTAACTTCATCCCAGAATTTAAGTTTAGCATAGCTATTTCCATGCAGGTTAACCTGAAAAGAACCAGTACCATCGATTTCTTTAAACTTTTCAGCTAGTGCTTTTGCTATACTGGTTCTTTTACTCATACTAGTACGGATCTCAATTTGGTTACTGCATTTTCAGCAGCTATTTCCCTAATACTCTTAGATATCAACAGCTTAGGGTCTCTGCTCTTAGGATACTGACGCATACCGCCGTCAGAGAATGTTGCATATGGATTCTTCATGTAGCTGTAAAATACACTGATCATTCCAGCCCTAGATTCTGTAAGTCTATCAATAGTTACAGAATCTGCTAACCTGCCGGTACGGTAGTTCAGTAGTATTCTACTATCTCCAGACCCCATATTCTTAGCCACTTGCTGGTTAATACGAGCTCTAAGTATGGCTTCTAAATTAGACGTAGAGCTAAGCCGTATTCTGCGGGTAGTGTTTAGTTTAGAAATTAAACTTTCTACTTTTGCACGCTCACTCTTTGCTATCTTATTAACTTCGCGTAAGTCTGGTTTAGCAACCTTTTTCGAAGCTACTTTAGTTTTTGGTACTCTAACAACCTTAGGCTTATAAGTTTTACCCTCTAAAGCCTCCACTACCTGATTAAACATTAAGTCTACTATAGTAGGACTGCTTCTTAAGTCTAATAGTTCTTTCGCGAACTTCTTACTAGCAATACTGGCAGCCATCTTATCAAATATAGCCAGTCGCTGTGCGTCTGATAGATTACCTGGCGAGAACAGCTTACGAATGCTACCTATAGTGGCCTTTACTTCTTCTGCGGACCTCTGATTTCTGGCTTTTGGTTGAAGCTCTACTAAGTATTTAACTCCTCGCCTAGTCAGTATTTTCTCGGCAGATGAATATACGTCGACATTTTCTGGTGGTTTAATATTTGCGGAATCAAAGTCTAGTTGTTTATAGTATTCTACTACGGCCTTTAGGCCTTTTACCATTACCTCTTTCGCTTTAGAGGTCTCCAGACCTGAGCCCGAAGCACCTCTGGCATCTATTCTAGATATCCGATTAGCTGTAATATTTAACAGATTAGTAGCCAAACCAACAACGTGACCTTTTTCAAATTCTTTAGCTAATTCACCGGGTTTTAGCTCTAAAATATTATTTACTAGAGTTGTGATGGAGTCAAAACTGATGTTGTTAAAAAACACCGCTTGGTCATTACCGACTTTGATAGTGCGCCTGTTAACGCGTATGCCTGAATTTTTGGCTTGAAACTTACTGAAAACTACGTTAGTAGCCGCCAGCAGCTCTTCGCCCTCTAGCCCGCGCATACTATTTAGTAATTCAGCTACTGTAGTTTTAGTAATTATAAAAGAAGTCTTCTTAGCTGTTTCTCCAGCAGATCTATATAATTTAGTAGGATTAACTAAAGTGTTAATATTGGATTTGGCTAATTCTTCTCTAGCACTAGCACTGGCAATACCCTCTCCTCGCTCTGTTTTAAACCAGTCGATAAGAGCTTTATTGCGCAGAGCTGCACTAAACTCAACAATAGACATTAGTCAAAACTTCCCATATAAAGGTCCAGCACGCGTTTTATATGCGCAGGCAAGTTAGTACTGGTAATATACTCAATCTGTACACTGTTAGTACCGGGGGCTTTTGGACTGTGCACTGCCATATCGTTTTTAATATAGTAGGTGACCAAGTCCAATATAGCCAGTTTTAAATCTTCCGGAAGTGTTTCGTATCCTGCGGTATATGTAACCTTGTACCCGTTTATATAATAGGGAAATGTATCACCGGGAGGATACTTAATAGCTTCTAGTCCTGGAACGTACACCCAATCGGTATACTCTGTGAGCTCTTCGTAGTTCTGTCCATAGTCGTAGCTAATTTCTACAGAAATAACGCTTAGTACAGGATACTCTTTTAAAAAGAAGCAAGGACCCTCG